AAATGAATAATATTTTTTGCTATATCATCATCCTTATATGTTCTATCCCGAGAAACCGTTGTTTGAATTGTTCCCTGTGTTATTCCAATATTCCCATATGTTTCACTTTGAGCAGTTGAAATCATATCCCAAGCGATTTGACCCGCATCGGTGTTTGTATAGGTTTTGGTGATATATCGTTTTTCAAAATAAGCAAGCCATCCTCTAAAAGTTAAAAAGACATTTATATCCATCTCATATTTTCTAACTGATGTTTCAGTCAATATTCCTTTGAAAATAACGATATTATTTCGAGTGATTTTTACCCACCTAAAACCTGATGATAAAACATCATTAACTGCTATGTTTTGTCTTGTCATCCAGTCTTTGAAAATATGATAGTTTACCCTAATTTGAGCTTTCGGAATACCATTTAATTCAAAAGTTATACTAAGCCCTTCCATTGGAAGTTCGGCTAAAAAAACATCGGATTTGTCATACAAAAAAGCCCGCCAGTTGCCAATCATATTGAGATATAGAAATACTTATAAATAAACTTCACATAGCCATTTTCGGTTGGCACATCAGATAACAAAGTAAATTGATTTTCGCCTTTTTCCAAAATCACAAAATCCCCACTCATTTTATCTCTTTTGTTATTTCCTAAGTTATCAATAACAATCCGATTATAAGTATCAACGTAAATATAATTGCCATTTTCTATATATTGATTAAAAAAGATTGATTTACCGGTAGTTTTGTTTAAAAGCACAGGATTAGTCAATTTGCCGTAGAAATAAATCTCTGGGAAAGAGAAAATATTGCCTCCGTTATTAACAAGTGAAAATCCGCTTGAGCCTTGCGTCATATTTAAGGGAATTGCCATTGGTACTGAAGCCCCGCCACCTTTGGTTATTCCAAAAATTACCTCATAAACTTGCTTTGATTTTAAAAATGGTTCCTCAAGTTCAATAGTGAATGATAAATCGCAAGTTGTTAAATTATCAACCACCAAATCAGAATTAACATCTTTAACCACCCCTTTGGCTTCTAAAATTAAGTTATTGCCTAAATGAAATTCAATTGTTATCTTATCATCACCGTATTCCTTTAATGTCAATTTCTCATAAATCTTACTTCTTTTTTCAATTAAATCATCGATTGTTGAAGCCCCGATTTTTAGTTCAACTGCTAAGGCTTTATTTTCAAAAAATAAATCACCAATTTTAACTCCGTGTAAATACAAAATAGATGCTACCGGATATTTAGTTTTATATCCTAAATCCTTTATTGATTGAATAAAGTAGCCGTTTTCGGGTGATATTGTTAGATCGCCAATAACAATTTTTTTTATCATAAGTTTCTTAACTGGTAGGCTAACTTATAAGCTAAATAATCCAAATCAACTTGAGTATTAACATTTGCGTAAATTGTATTATAGACATATTGCTGTTTTCCAATTCCGACTTCGGGATTTTCTCTACCTCTTAACATATCTCTTGACAAAACATACTCACCAGCGTGAACAACCGCCAATCCAGTATTTCTAACCCAACCACCTTTCTCATACCAATCAACGTTTAGTTTTGGATATTTTATTTCTTTTCCCATTATGGTTATTGAACCTTCACTTATTGATAAACGAGGAAATTTTATTGATCTTAAAGCGTTCATTATTCCATTTGCCATATTTTTAAAAGCATTCCAAATTTTTCCAGTTATATTTTCAACCGATCTCCAAGTTTCATTTAATTTATTAACGAACCAATTGTGAACTGAATTATAAATTGATTGAACGGTATTTTTAATGTTATTTAAATGAGTATTAAAAGAATTCCACCACCTTGTTAAAGTTGTTCCTATAACGCCCCAAATCGCATTTAAAATCGTTGATATTATCGTTGATATAATAACTAAAGTTATTTCAACTAATGTTTTTATTGTTAAAAATATAAATTGAAAGAAAGTAAATATTTGAGTAAGAATATAGGAAACAACATTCCAAATTGATGACAAAATTGAATAAATAACATTAAAAATAGCCATAAAAATATTATTGATGAAAGTCCATATTTGAGTAAAAATCATTGAAATTGTTAGATAAATATTTTGTATGATTGATGTTATTTGATTTTGAAATAAAACAAATGTCGCAATCAATAAAGAAATCCCACCAATAATCATCACAATAGGTGAAAAAATCAATCCAATAACAAAAGACAATAAAGTAAATACACCAATAACAATACCAATCACGGAAACCAATCCTAAAAATACTCCGCTTGCTATTAAAATAAAATTAACTAATGTTTGATTTTTTTGAATAAATTGACTTAATGATTGAATAAAACTTATAATTTGAGGCTTTATAACAACCAAAGCATCTTGTATTTTTAACATTCCTAATTTTAAACCATCAAATATTCCTGATTTTGTCAAAATATCAGCAAAAAAAACATCAAGGTTTTCTTTTAAGTTTGCTTGAATTTGCTGAAATGACCCTGCTGCGTTTTCAATTCCTCTATAAAACATCCCACCTTTTTGAGCCGCTTTTTCAAAGGCATCAATCAACATATCATAAGTTATCTTCATATCTTTTATTTCCTCAACACTTTTTTTTTGAGCTTCCGACAACATTTTATAAATTGGTATACCAGCATAAGCAAATTGGCGAATATCTAAAGCAGTTGCGTGTCCAAGATTTTTTATTTGCTGAAGATTGATTGCCATTCTTAAAAATTCATCATTTCCACCACCAGTTGCTAAAATTGCATTGCCAAGTAAAACTATTGCTTTTTGGCTTTCTTTAGCTGATAAGCCCGTAGATATTAAAAGTTGATTTGCTTTTAATAAAGCAGAAACATCAAATGGGGTTTTTAAAGCAGTTGCCTTTATCTCGTCAATAACTTTTTGTGCTTCTTTACCATCTTTTAATAAAGTTGTAAACCCTATTTTTGTATTCTCATAAAACTTTGCTGTTTCAATTCCAACCCCTATCATTGCTTTGGTATAAGAAACCGCCCAATCAATTAATTTATATAATCCAATTCCAGCCGCTATTTTGCCAATATCAGATAAAGCATTTGCAAAAGCATTAGATGATTTTTGGGCTTCTCCAAAAGAAGAAGTAATATTTCCAACAACTTTTTTTACTTCATTTGAGGCTTCATCTTTTATTTTTAATATAATCTCAAGGATATTGTTATTCATATAAATTAATTATACTATTTTCTAATTCCTCTTTGCCTATTTTTTTGTTTCTTTAACTCTAATTCCTCCACTTTTGCTTTTTGATTTTTATATAAAATCATTTTTTCAACCCAATCAATAGGTTGTTTTTCAAGTTCAGTATAAGTAATATTAAGAAGATCGCAAATATAAACATCTTCAAAATCAGGTGGAAGTTTACCGGAGCCTTTAAAGAATTTAAAAAGTTCAATCGCTTTTTTTTTCCAAATCTTGTATAGGAGTGAGATATTTATTCAATTCATTAAAAATTGCTTGACCATCTTCTTCTTTTAAATTCATTACATAATCGTAAAGATTTTCTTTAATTGATTGATTGTCCGGTGTGATAATTTCAATCACCAAATAATTAAAAGCCATTTTATTTGCTTCAAAAACAACGGAGGCATCTAAATCAGTAATTTTTTGAGTAGTAGGATCAATTTTAGTTGATTTTAAATACAATTTTTGTATTTCAAGTTTTTCACCATAAGTAAGATAATATCTTTTAAGCCTAACTGTATATCCTGATGGTGTTTTAAATTCAAGCATAATTAATATGATGATATATCATTTACAACCTCAATTTTTACTAATCCATTTGTATTATCATAAATTCCTTGAAATTCTACATCTAAAGCATTGTAATCAGTTGATATTTTTGATTCGCTACTTTCAAAAATTGCTTTTGGGATTATGATTTTAATTGAAAAATTAGTATTTCCAAGTGTGTCGCCATTAATTAAAATTTCAATATCTCTTGTTTGACCGGCAACCATATCATCAAAAATTTGTTTTGATACACTATCCAAATACATTGTGAATTTTCCACCTATTTCTGATGGTTTTGAATAACTTTCCTGTAAAGTATTGCTTCCCAAAGAATAAAATGGCTCAAGATTATTGTTATATTCAATAGACATTTCCTCAATCTTTCCTTTGAAGTCAGTTCCGCCAATTTTAACATAACTTACATCAGCAAAATTTAACACACGATGAGATTCATAAACTGGAGTTGTTTCTGTGGCATCAGCTTGATTTTTTGCCATTCCCTCAAATGACAATGTAAACATTTCGCCTGCTTTTCCTTCGATTGAAAAGTTTGAAACTCTAAAACCAGCAAATTTTTTAACAATTTCACCAATCTTTTGTTCAACACTTAAAGATGGTTTTGTTAATTGTTCAGTAAGAGTATGTTTATAAACACCAGTTTCAATGGTAGTAGTATTAAGACCACCCAAAGCAGAATAAAGAATGAGAACCGGATATTGAGGTGTTAATGGAAGCTCATAACCACCGGAGATTTCAATTTTACCTTTGAAAGCCTCTTTGTTTTTTGCATGGACACCAGCAAGAATTGACTCTACATATTGAATATCATTATTAATCTGAATTCCATCACTTTCGTTAATTTTGAGGTATTTATCAACTGATACTGGAGTACCAAAAGCCGTTTCTTTTTTCAATCCTATATAGTTTAAAAGTGGATTTGCCATATAATTAAATTATAGCATAAATTTATAATGTCAAGATTTTTTTTCTTTCTTTTTTTCGTCTTTTACCCTAATAAATAATGGATTATTGATATACCAATTAACATCAATGATTTCTCCTGGATTAACTTTTCCATAACCAATTAAGTTGATTTTTATTTGACCAATATATTTGTATTTCATAATTTAATTATATCAAAAATCAATAGTTTTTATTGCTTTATAATCAATATTGAAAATAACAACATCGCCTTCTCTTTGAATTAAGCCTGTTTCACCACTTTGTAGTAGACTAAAATCAATTTTACCGTTTAAAGTTAAATTATTTCTATCATTTAATTTTTCCAAAATTTTATCGGCTAGTAAATAAATATTCTCCTGACTTGATTGAAGATCGTTTTTAATGATTTGATAAATAATAATCTTAACACTATAAATTCGTTTAATTTTTCCCAATGCCAAATACTCATCATTAAAATTGTTAATAAAAATAACCACGGCTGGATATTGTTCTATTGTTTTAACAATACCATAATATACCTTCTTTATTTCTGGTATTTGTGAAATGATTGTTTTTAATTGATTAATTATTTCACCCATAATAATATTTTACACGATTCAATAAAAACTTTTTTAATAAATCAATTTTTTGTATAAATTTTTCAATTGCTTTCCCAAAAAATCTTTTTGGTGGCACGCCTCTTACTGCTTTTGCAAATATCATTTTTCCTGATCTTCTATCACGCCAGACTAAAAACCTACTTCTTTTTGGATAAATCATTCCACGGCCTAAATAAACACCAGTACCAAATTCTTGAAATTTAGCATATTTAACTGGTGATATAACTTTTATTGTATTATCAAAAACACCAGTTTCAGTAATACTATTTCTTAAAACGCCAGTGTCAACGGGAGCATTTTTTTTTGCTTCTCCCTTTATAAATAAAGCAGACCAATGAAGAGCATCATTAATCGCATCTTTTATTTTAATATTAAAAACATTCAATTTTTCTAAAGCTGGAGTATTAAAAGTTATTTGTAAGTTTATCATTCTTTAATTATAATCCCACTATAAATTACATTTCCCATTATTTTAGTTTTTACAAAATCTTTATAGACTATAAAACTATCATTGTTATTAAATTCAGAGTTATTATTATTGACAATAATCAATTTATCACCGGCTTTTATATCTCCTTGATTTGTTATACACCTAAATAAACTTTCAACATTAACATCGGGATATAATGGGGCAACCGTTTCATCTAATTGAAAAATTAAACAATTAAAAGTATTACCTTCATTAAAAGAAGACTCATTTCCTGTTTTTACTAAAATATAATGTTTTACCCTAACATTATTCATATAAATTTGATTTGATATTTTTTAATAACTTCCTTTAATATATTAAACCTATCACCTAAACTAAAATTAAAGCCATTTAAATTAACATTTTTAATATCCATTTGACCATAATCTCTCATCAAAAACATTTCTTGAACCGCTGTTAATACTGCCAATTTAATATCATCGCCATAAAATTTACTTATTTGAAAAACAACTTTATATTCTTTGTTTTTGTTTTCATTATAAATAGCATTACTAAATTCAATAAAGTTTTCAGTCAAATAAAAATCACTATTAATTGTATAACCGCTAACACCATTTTCATAAACTAAATTGTTATCAAAATAAATACTTTTTAATTTTCCAACTGGTATTGCTTTAAAGTTTAAGAATTTATCCTTTAAAAATCCCTTTTGAAAATAATAATCATTACCAGTTAATACTTTAAACTGTCTATTGGTTTGAGAAATAATATAACTCTCAACCATTGAAATATAAGTTGAGATTAAACTTTGTTCACTTGTAGAAAAAGTTTTTCCCAATGAAGAAGCAACCAAAGAATAATCAACACCACTAAAACCAGTTTGATGTTCCAAAACATTATATTCATTCATATTTTAAAAACTTATTTTTTAACAACATCTTTTTCCGAAACGACTGTTTTTTCATATTTTAATTCTTTTTTTCTTTCAATCACATTAACAACATCACCTAAGGCTTTTACATCATTTTCTTTCATTTCATATTCTTGATCTTTGAAATATATATTTCCTTTGTATGATACTGTTTCATTAAACCTTACTTTCATAGTTTTTTTTTAACTAATAACTGATTTGAAGGGAAGACCTATGTCTTCCCCTCACTATCAATTATTAAGATGATGCTGTCTTAATATAAGCAAAGGCTTTGTTAGCCATTGCGATTTTTATATCCTCATAAGCAACAAACTTAACGGCTGACATATGATCTTGAAAGAGGTTATAGGTTGTGTTAGCGTCTTTTTTAATAGTCGCCTCTTTTGAAATTTCCACAACCATACCTCCATATTGAGCTTGACCAACATAATCAAAGTTGGCCAAAGCAATAAACTTTTTGCCAGCCTGATTTGACTCAGAAGTTTCAGGCATAACATCAGAAATCTCTACTGGGACACCCCAAATGGTTGCAGGAGCAGCACCACTTGGTTCTCTAACAATATATCTGCCTTGAGTGTCTTTTAATCCATATAAAGATAAAAGAACACTCCAAGACATTACCCATCTAAGATTTCTTCGTGCCTTACCTTTAATTAAAGCTAAAGCAGATAATAAATGATCGGCGGTGACATCACTAAAGTTTGTTTTTCCATTAGGCAAAACAACACCTGGTACATTGGTATTTTGGAAAATACCCTCGCCAGGTGCTTGACCTAAAAGACCCCAAGTATCCTCACCACGAGCCAATCCTTCACCAGCCAAAAGAGCCAATGCATCAATTATATCAACATTCGGATCTAATAACATTTGGTTAGAAAATGGAACAATAGTTCCAACCTCTTGTAAAGTGAAATTGAATGCATGGCCAGTTCCTGGTTCAGAAACGGTGAAGGAGCCATTTGGTGATTTTCTTGTGAAAATCACATCAGCTATGGTAGGAAAGTTGAGGTTTATTCCCTTCATTGGGATTTTTCTTGAGTTTTTAGCCACTACCCCATACTCACCAGCAACCCTAATAATTTCGGTTGCTAAGTAAGTAGGAATTAATTCTTTACCTTCACCAGTGGTTCCCGGTGATAAGGCTTTGGCTTTTGCATAATCCCCCATAGCTTTGGCTTTGATGTATTCAACCGCCTTTTGTTTTTCATCATCGCTAAATTTATCCATCCCTGAGAGTTTTCTCCAATCAGCAAGTTTTTTTTCAACTGCCGAAAGGACTTCCTCAGTGACGCCTTTTTTTAATTCAGCGATGATTTCCTGAAGAAGAGCTTTGTTTTCCTCCATACTTTTTTCACCCCCTTTCATTTGGAATTTTTAATTTCTAATTTCAATCTATTTAACAACTTCATTTTTTGTAAAGCAATATTTGTATTTTTATCACTTTGTTTTAAATGAAAAGCAATTTGATTTAATATTTTTCTTTTTATTAAATCTTTATTATTTTCTTTTCCTTCACTTAAAACTTCACTTAAAACTTCTTTAACAATTTTTCTTATTTTCTTTTCTAAATCTAAATCTTTTTGTCTTTCTTCTAACTTTTTAAATTCTTCATCGGTATATTGTTTATATTCAGGGACTTCTTTGTCAAATCTTTTATAATAACTTGCTAAAAAGTTATAAGCACCTTTTTTGATTTCTTCGGGGACTTTCAATTCTGTTCTTGCTCCTAAAACCGCTCTCATTGCATTCAAAACTCCACCCCAAGTAGCGACCAATTTTCCTTCCTTTACTCTCGCAAATGGTAGTTTATAAGCACCAAGATTTTCTTTGTGATTTTTATCTCTTATTACAAAACCATTTTTATACTTCTCCATATCATCACCAGCATATTTTTTCATCTCGTCTCTTGCTTTATCACCATCCCAAGATCCTTCATCATCAATTGGCAAATCTCTTTTTCCGCAAATTTCAAATTCTTCTTTATCGGATTTTTCTTTAATTGATTTTTGATAAAGTTCAATTAATTTAACAAATTTATTAATAACATCTTCCTTATAACCAAGTTGAATTAATGCTTCAGGATTGGCTGGGACTGGAACAAAAGAAATTTCTAATAATTCAGCCTCAATAATATCATAAGGATTATCTTTTTCTCCTTGATTGTATTTCCGTGGTAAAAATCCAACTGATAAAGCCCTCAAAACCCCATTTTCAACTAAAGTCCAAACCTGATCTGCTAATTCAATTCCACTAACAACTTGACCTTTAATATATAAGCCTTCTGAAGTTTTTCTAATGTCTAACACTTTACCAACTGGAAGTTCGTTGTATTTATGAGCAAATAATAAAACGGGATTTTTTTTGTAATTTTCCAAATCCCAACCATTTGGATCGATACTTTCACCCATTCTATCTTTGATACCGGTAGAAGCAATTGCCTCAAAAATTCTATTTTGTTTATCCAAATTTTTTGTCGTATATGTTAGATAAGTATTTTTCATATATTTTAATTATAGCATAAATTTATAATGTCAAATTATTCTAAAACTGGGACAATTGAGCATCGACAATTTGGGTGGGCAATTTCATAATCACCCCACATAAATTTTTCATCTTTTTCAATTATTTTACCATCTAAAGATGAGCATAAACTACATACCCTATCATCTTTTGCTGTAATCCACATTTTTTTTACTGGGAATTTACTACTTTTTATGATTTCGCTTTCAATTTGATTATAGTAGTTAATTATTTCAGTTCTTGCCAATCTTTCAGCCCGCCATTCACTATCAAGCATCATTTCTTCTTTTACTCTTTTTATAATATCATTAATTGTAAATTCACCTTCCTTTCTAATTTTATCAATAATATTAACAACATTTTCATAAATTGTTTTTGTATAAGATTCAACCCCATCATTAATTCTTTTTCTTTTTAAATTATCAAATTCTTCACTATTTACCAATTTAAATTTAGAAGAAAATTTACTTAAATTATTTATAATCTCATCAACGAAGCCTTCGGTTCCTGTAATTAAAATATTATAAATTCTTTCACCCAAATCATTTAATTTTTCCTTTAAATCAATTAAAAATTCCGCTGTCATAATAACTGATTTTTTTCCTTGTTTGTAATTTTTAAAAAATAAATATGTTTCCAATCCAACCTTATCGGCTAATTTTCTAATTAGTTTATTTGTATATTCTTCTTTTCTTTTAACAAAATCAAGATGAGATTTTAAATATTTTTTTTCTTCTATTTTCATTGATTTTGTTTTTTTAGTATATAAAACAATTCCATTATCCAAATAAATCGCATCACCGCCCTCAATAGGATCTAATCCTCGTTTTATTCTAATCTCATTTATAGTAAAGACTTTATTCACTAATGTCGCATCTTCTTTTAATTGAAAATCTTTGTCTTCGGGGACGGGATTTTCATATTTTAATTCCAAATCAGTTTTAAATACTTTTTCAATTAAATCAAATTGAAGTTTATCAACGATGAAGTCAATATATGGTTTAATGGTGTTTTCAATAAACCAATATTTTGCTGCCTCACTATTAGCCCGATTAACATCATCTGCAAACAAAACTGCTTTTGGGACTTTGAATAAAGCCAATATTTGATCTCTTGTAAATTTTCTGCTTTCAATAAATTTTAATTTTTCCAAATCAAATGATATAGGTTGCCATTTTAAGCCATTTCCTAAAATAAGCGGTTTAAAAAAGTTTTCTACTCCAGAATACTTCTTTTCAATTTCAACCTTTATTCTATCCAAATCAGATAAAGATAAACTCATATCGCTTGTTAAAATACCAGATGGTATTGCTCCTTGCTGATTAAACTTTTTATACGTCTTTAAACTTAAAACATCACTTTCAATTTCTAATTTGGCTTGTTCCAATACCGACAACCCCTGTAAAATATTATTTGGATTTGGTTTATAAATATCAAGTACATCTTCACCATCAATCTGTTCACCATTTAAAAGAGTATAAACCAATTTGTTTTCTTTTATTTCAATTCTTGATGCTTTTACTGGGATTAAAAATTTCGGTTTATTTGTTAATTGACCTTTTTCAATTTTATATAACGCCCTTCCCTCTAAAATTAAATTAAATGTCGTAATATATAAAAAGTCATATCCTGTCATAAAAATATTTGGCCTTTTTATTAAGTCTAAAATTGGATTTTCATCAATAATTTTTCCTTTTTTATCTTCAAGATAGAAATTAGTCATTGCTACTTTTGAGGCAATAGCGTCAATACAAGCAAAAACCAATCCACCTAAAAGTTCATTTTCACTAACATTTGAGGTTCCAAAAAGATTGAAAAAGAAAGACGATCGCCATCCTGGTTCTTTTGAAAAAAAACCTTTTAGTTTTTTGAGTATATCCATATAAAAAAATTATATCACAATTGATAAATCAATACTTGATTTTCCTTGATTAGCCTATAACACATTTCCAACGCATCCAAAACATCGATAAATTCTAATTCGGGATAATTTTTTAATTCATTAAAAAGTTCATTACCGCCTTTAAATTCAATTTGAGCTGTATTAACAATTGGTTCTAAACTTTCAATTCGTTCTATTTTACTTTTGGATTGTTTAATACCGGTAAATGGGATAAACTTTCCTAACCTTCTTGATTTTTCTTCTATAACATTTTTAAAATATCGTTGAAAATAAACATCCTCAATTCCAAATCTAACAAAATTATACGGAAAAGACAATATTCTATTGATAGCCTCATCGGGTTTTAATACTTGACCAATGCTTTCAACCTCATAGATTTTACCTGTCTTTTTTTCTTTTCCTAAAATAACAATACCGGTTAAATTACTTCCTTTTTCACCAAGTGATAAATCAATTGCACCAAATATTTCCATTTCTTCTAAACGTGGTAGTATTTCATATTTTTTTGGTTTAAAGTAAGAAAAATCATCGGACTTTGGAAATTTAGTCTCATAAAATCTCAGCCAATCTTTTCTTGTCATTTGTGGTTTAATAACTTTAAATAATCTTTCTTTATCAATCCTTCCTTCTTTAATTGCTTGGTCTAATGTTATTTTAACTTTGTGATAAATATCAGAGTGATAAGCTTTTTCAAAAATAGAATTTTCAAAACAATTTCCACTCATTACTAACTTGGCTATTTTGCCTTCGGGCATTCTCACTACTTTTGAAAATTGTTCTTCGGATTTGATTAATCCTGCTTCTTCTAAAAAAACCATATCACCACCTTCACCAACTACACGACTACCTTCTTTTGATATGTTTCTTTCATCAATTGAGGTTATATAAATCCACCCGCCATTCTTCCATCGTAAAGCAACTTTACTTCGTTGGACTTTTAATGATTCTACTTCCTTTAAATCCAAATTGATTAATCCCTCATAAATATAATAGTTATCGCCAATATGTTCTAAAATATACTCCATTATTTTATTAGCCTTGTCATAACTACCGCCAACTATGGGGATTTTGAGATTAAATTGAGATGCTAAAGTTAATATTGCTAAAGCAGAGATTTCAGTTTTCCCATAACGACTTGGAGCAGTAATCCAAAGATTTTTGATATAAGGATTTAATATTTTTTCAAATATTTCAACTTGACCATCGGTTGCCTCATATGGTTTTCCGTCTTTTTTGAAAACTTTTCTAATAAAATCTTTCCATTTTTTTATCATTTTTATAATTTAGATTGTTATTTTAATCCTTTGATGATAAAGTATTTTTAAAAAATTCAAATAATAAATCTTTTGGATTAACTAATTTTTCACCATCGGCACCAGTAATTTCAATTCTTTTGCTAAACTCATCTTTTTCCATTCTGTCTAACCATTCTAATGCTAATTTTGGATCAGGAGGATTTTTATCATCACCTATCATTGCTTTTATCAAAATTTTTCTCGCTTGAGTATTAACAAGGTTTCTTTCTCTTTCAACTTTGTTTTTAAAGTCTTCATTTCGTTGGTAGTGATTATAAACCCTTCTATAATTTAATCCAGCAAATTGACACGCTCTATAAAGAGAGTATCCCAATTGTAAGAATGGTTTTATTTTCTCAAAATATTCATCGGCTTTACTCATACCTTGTTTAAATTAACTAATCCTAAATTGTATTTTCTTTGAAGTTCATCTAAATCAACAAAAAAAACTTCACCGCAATTTGGACACTTAACCTCAATCATTTTTTTTCCTTCATCAATACTTTTTGTCAAATCCTCAATTCCGCCTGAAGAATTATCAACATCAATTTTTATGTTTTTTATCTCCTCGATTAATTGAATATCATTCTTAAAAAATACACTAATATCCTCTAAATTCTCCAATGTTTTCAACTCATTTTTTAATTCCTCATAATTCCAAAAAGAATATTCGTGTGTTTTGTTATCGGCGATTCGGTATTCTTGACATTTTTTCTTATCTAAATCTGTTTCAAAGACTTCAACTTCATCAAATCCTAATTCTTTTAAAGCATAATAACGCGTATGACCAACAACAATAACATTATCTTTATCAACAACTATTGGCTGATTATAGCCATATTTTTTTATTGATTCTTTCACAATTTCTATCGCCTGATCATTGATACGGGGATTTCTCCAATATGGTTTTATTTCATTTAGTTTTACTTTTTTTATTTTTATCATAGTTTTGTTTATAATAAATTTGTTTCTCAGTTTCCCAAGCTTTAGAATAGTCAATACCATCAAATAATTTAGCAAATCCTGAAATATATTTTAATCTTGTTAATTCTTCCCTTTCCATTCCTAACTCTTCCATAATTTTATCATCTGACCAGCCGTTATTCAATAACTCATAGACAATATTAATCATTCCTTTTATAGCGTGTTTTCCTCTTGCTCTATTGTGTCTTATGGTTGATGCTATTCTATCATTTATGTCTTTTTCCAAAACAACACAAGGTAAATAACCTCCGGTAGTATTATAAATTTCTTTATTTGTTTTCATTATAAAATACCGGTGAAAGCCATCAACTATGATATATTTGTCTTTTTTTCTATCATAATAGACAACGGATGGTTGGGTATAACCATCATTTTTAATACTTTTGTAAAGTAATTCTAATTCTTTACTTGGGACCGAATTTGGATTATACTCATTTGGAAAAATTTTATCTATTTTAATCCATTGGACACAACCAACTGGATGACTAAATCCAATAGTGTTATACAATTTTTTAATTATCTCATTAAGTAATTCAATTCGTTTATCACTGTTTTTGATATATTGGATTATTTTTTCCAATTCGTTTTTTAATTGTTCTAACATATAAGTCAGCATCTCGTCTAAAATTTGTAATCTTTACAATATCAGTTGTTATCATTGAATTGATAATAACACGAGATGCCTTCTCCTTGAATTCTTCATTTGGATATTTATCAATAAAAAGTTCATCAAAATAAATCATATATTTTTTTATGTCTTCCTCAAAATCTTTATCATTTCTATATTTTAATCCCTTTCCTTTAATTAATTTGAAAAAAATATAATTCCTATAATCCCACCAAGTTTTAAACTGTGGTGGTTTTTGATTGATAAAATATTCTTCTCTTGAAAACTTTGAAAAAGTGCTTGCTCCACCCATTTTTTTTGTTAGAGCATCATACAACTTTGGATCCAGTTCTTGAATAAGAAATAAACTATTTAACGCTGTTTGGTGATGAAGTGACGAAACTCTCATTTTATTTATTTCAAGACCATAAGCAAACATTAAATCATAAAGTTTATTGTATTCTACTTTATTTTCATAAATATATTTCCAAATATCCTTATATGACCAATCATATAATGGATAAAATACATAATGATTGTATTTTTTGTTTTCATATTTTCCCCAAGTAATCCATTTATAAGTTGGTTTATCTGTTAAACCAATAAACCTTACTGGGCTTTCTTCCGCTCTTACTCCGGATAAAACGGCTAAATTCTTTCCAAAATCTTTTATTCTTATGGCATTAAAAATTCCTTCCCAGTTATAGACACCATAAGTATTTTCTTTTATTGAAATAGGATCTTTTTCCCTTAACCATTTTTCACCTGGCCACCATAATAAAACAAAATCTTCAAAAATAGATGCTGAATTTTCAATTCTAAATGGTATTTGATACCAATATGGCTTAACCCTTTTGTCATACATTACTTTTTTTACTAAATCAATTGTATAAGTCCATTCGGCTTCCTGATCCAAAAAAAATACCGGTAATGGTAATCTATTTTTCTTTTCGGCTATTTTCAAGGCTAAATCTAAAACAACACTACTATCCTTTCCGCCTGAAAAATTAACAATCACGGTTTTAAACTCATCAAAAATAAACTCTATTCTTTTTTTTGCTTCCTCTAAAACATTTTCTTTTAGATAGATCTTCATATTAAATTTTTTTCGGGATATTTTTTGCCCCTAATTAAATAATTAACCTCAAACTTTTTACAACCAAAAAATCTTTCAACAATTTCCATTAGTGTGTTTTGGTATATTATTGCTTCTTTACACGAATAAAAATCAATCGTGCAGAATTTCCTTTTACCAAAAGTATGAATTGATATATGACTTTCCTCAATGACAACGAAAGCACTATAGCCTCCTGGATCTTTTATCTTTGGTTCGGCATAATAAACAACCGGTTCACCTAATTTTTTCATTCCCAATGTTTCAACTGACTTGTTTAAAAAATTAATTATCTTTTTTTTTGACATCAAACTTTCATAATCACAATCATAACAATCCAATGTTATATGTTCACCAAAATGAAAGTAGTATTCTCTATTTAAAACTTTATCAATAATCCAATACTTATAATTGTCAATAAAAACATATTTATAATGAGTTCTGAAAAAACGCAAATCAATACCAAATTCATTGATAAATTCTCTAAAAAAATCAATATCTTTGTCAAGGACAACATATTCATGCTCAAGGTTTTTTGGATAAATTTTTGACTTTATAAACTTAAACTTTTTTATTTTTTCCCTAAAAATATTAATTTTTTCCATATTGACTTAAAATAATTTTGGCTAACTTTGTTTTTTTGTTTTTTGATAATCTATCAATTGTTTTTATTAGTCTTTTACTGTTTAACTCATTTCCCAAAAAAGTAAAGTCATAATCAATACATATCTGAGCGGTATTTCCCAAACCACACATAGGATCTAAAACTTTTAAATCCTTTCCAATGAATGGTTTAAAAACATAAATTAAAGCCTCATAATCAACCCTATTTGAGACTGAATTAATGTATTCATTTGTAATAAAACTAACATCAACCCCTGGTTTAGAAAAAATGTGTAAATCTAATGGTAATATTTTTCCATCACTTTTATACAATAGAGGTATAACAATATTATGATTAAATCCAAAACTCTTACCATAATTTATTATCATTTCTCTCCATTTAATTCCATATTCTAAAAATAAAAATTTATTTGTATATTTTCTAAAAATAGAAAACATAATATTCAAAAAACTATCAAAACTGATATTTTCTTTTTTTTGACCTGTGTCTTTTTCATTCATTGAATAAAAAAATTTAATATGTGCATCGCCCCAAGGAGGATCGGTATAAATAATATCAGCTACTTGATTACCCATTAAGTCATCAATACCATTTGTTATTGACCCGCATTTTACTTTATGTTTTCCAATAGTAAATATATTCATAGTTGTTTAATTAAATCAAAAAAATCACTCCATCCTAAATATATTTTATACCTTAAATCAATTTTTTGTTTTGACAAAAGACTTAAAAGATCGCCCAACCATAAACAGACCGTTGGCTCTCGTTGGTAGTTTTGTTTAAAGACTAAAATAGGATATTTATCACTTGGACAATTTTCAATGGTTTTTTTCCACCAGTCATTTATGTGAAGTTCTTTTTGGTTTTTACACTCAATAAAAAGAGGAAGAGTAGTAAAAACATCTTCTTTACGATGAAGACCGCTTCCGCTATCGGCTCGTCTATAAGCATATTTATCAATTTTTCTTAACTCATTGGCGACAAAATTCTCAAGTTGTTTTCCTTTTTGTTTTTTGCTTTTTGGCAGCATATTTAATATTTTCCCAACCCTTTGGATGGATTTTACCTTTTAATATCAAATCTATAATTTGTTTTTTGATATTTTGATAATCTTCATTAGTATATGCTTTAACTTTTCTACCAACCCAGTTGGTATAAGTATTTGTTTTAATAATTCCCTTCATTTCCCAAACGGCAAAAGTAATATAAGCAACATCAATACCTAAATCTTTTTCTAATTTTTTAACAATTTCTCTTTTTGTCATCATAGGTTTAATATATTAAAGTTCTTCGGGAATTGTAAAAATCCCCACGCTACCATCACAGTAGCATAAACTGTTAACCTTATAATAAATTTGTTTTTTTCCGCATTTTCTACAAACTTTAATTTCAATATCTTTTTCCTTTTTGAATTTTGCTTCCTCCATTTCTTTTTCAAAATCGCGTCTCCCTAAAACTTTTGCTTTTTCAATCCATTCTAAGACTTCTTCTTTTGGTTTATTTTCAAGATTGCTTTTTAGTTGATTTAGTCTGTTTACTGGTATTTCAAGTAATTCTTCTTTTGGCAATTTCAACTTCTCAATATAAAATTCATAAACTCTAATATACATTAAAGCGGTATTTGGATTTAAACTTATCTCTGGTGATGATAAAAATTGATAAAAATTATCAAATCCACCATCACCAATATATTTGAATAACTTTTCATCTCTTATTTTCTTTAAAACATAACCAAACTCCAAGGCCAACTCTCCTTGTTTCTTTTTTAAATGGATACAACGTTGATATAATTTAAAAGCATTTTCTTGTTTTGGTGTTATTTTATCCATTAAAGTAATATATCTTCAGGATCAACGTTTTCTGTTTCACCCGAAACTTCTAAATCAGGATTCAATTCCTTAAATTTTTCCTCATAGTTTTGAGTATATTTTTCCTTCATTTTTTTGATAAAGTTTTCAATTTTTTCAGAGTTCTTTTTTATCACTTCTTCATTTGATTCAACCCTACCTAAAAAATTTACTGTATATCTTGTCTCCTTTCCTTGACCTTTTTTAATAATCAACCATTTAGCGTCTCTTGGTTTTTGAATTCCAAAACTCCCAGAATTAATTAAATCCATCATTTGAATAAAAACTGATAATGGCAACTTTAAATATCCTTCTTGACCTTTTATTTTTGCCCAATAGTAAATTTCTTTTTTAAGTGGAAACTTTTTTGAACAAAAAAAACACTCTTCACCTTTGCAAATAACATTCTTTCCTCCAACATAATTAGATTTTAAAAATCCTGATGATGACAAAATTTCTACCTCATTATTTCCAACTTCTAATTTCAAAAAAGATGAAGATCGGACTTGTTTTAAGATTTCATTTTCATCCATATTGTTTTAAAATAACTTATAATTATTATAATAAAAATTATTTTTTTTGTCAAATAATCTTTGTCTTTCTTCTTCTTTTTTTTCGTGGGCTTTTTTATTCCACTCAACCTTTTCAAAAATGTTTCTTGGAAAGACAAAAAGTCTGACTCCATTTCTTACCGGATAGATATATTTAAAAGTTTTGACAAATTCATTTAATTTATGATTGTTTAATCTATAAGTTCCGTATGGATAACTAATTTTTAAATCTTTTTTTTCATTAATACATTTTTTCACAATTTCTAAATTTACACCAAATCCCTCAACCTTTTCAGCCCAACTAAAATGTTTCCACGCACCCCAAAATGGCTGATGAAGTCT